GCCCGCGGCCCCCCCCCGCCCCCCCCCCCCCCCCGCCCGCCCCTAAACGTTCTCCCGGTCCTCCGGGCCCTCCGACCGGTTTACGTCATCCAGTCGTCTGACGGATACCTGCGGGGGACACCCAGGCCCGTCACCCATGTGCCGGCTGTACACGTCCTCTGTGGGGGCCAGCTTACAGACTGGGGGAGCTATTCCCGGCTGTTGGATCGGGTGAAGGGGACGGACCCGGCTTTCGTAGCGTGGACCAAGCGGCGGCAATATGGGACACTTCGGATGACCGCCAACCCCGACAAGCCGATGGTCCCCCGACTTCGGGCCACCCTTCGCTAGGCGACCTCGGTCGCCTATTTCCAGGTTCCCCCTCGGTCAACCGACCGAGGGGGATTTTTTTTGGAATTTTATTTGACTCCGGGGAAATCTGACCTATGCTTTGAATAGGGAAGGGAACCACTTAAACGAAAAGGGAAACTTATGAAGGCCTTGGGAAACAAAATTGAGCTCTACGTTCCGATGGGCAACGTTCCGAGGGGCGAAGTCCCGCCGCGCGAAGTGCTTCAAGCGGCCCACAAGGTCGTCGGAAAGATGGTCGCGGCATTTGGTGGGGCAACCGTTGTCAACGCGGTCGGATACTGGCAAGACGCCCACGGTCGCATGGTGGTTGACGACATCAAAGTCATCGGGTCATATACCGACTGGGCTGTATCTTCCCTTTGGGAGCTCGCCCGGCTGGAATCCGTGAGCTTGGCGAAGACTTTGAATCAAGACTCCGTGGCAGCGGTCGTCAACGGGGAAATGAGATTTTTTTCAGAATTTAGTTGACAACGATGAAACTGTGACCTATGTTTGAGTGTTGGGAACGAAACATCTTCAAAGGGGGAAAACATGAGGACGCCAAATGGTGCCTTGAAAGTCATGGGGGCCCAACTGTGGGGGGACGTGGAGAAGTTGCTCGGTGGCGGCACCGACCTACCGATTGCGTCGGTTGAAAAGATCGCCAACAAGATGGAACGGGCCTTTGTGGCGGCGGTCAAGGCGGTTGAAAACCTGCCACCGGTCAAGTAACCGCTTGGGGAACCCGCCGCCCAGTGGGTTCCCTTAACGGAGGACGTTCGATGACGACGTTGAATAAAATTTTACTGTATGAAGACGGAGCTCTCGACGAAGAGGAAACCGTGGAGCTTTTCCAGGAACTGGTCAACTCCGGGCTGGCGTGGAAGTTACAAGGGAAGTACGGAAGGACGGCCTCTGCCCTCATTACGGCCGGCCGGGTTTCGTACCCGATGAAAGGGGGAACCGATGGTGACGCTTGAACCCGCTTACGGGCGGACCTACAAGAGCAAGGCGGCGGCGATGCTGGACCTTTTGGCCGGGAAGGACTTCAAGGGGACGGATTTAGCCCGTGGCATGTTCGGGGGCTACGTCAACTTGGCCGACCTGGAAGCCCTGGGGGTGAAGATGGCCCGGGTCCGCTACGGCAAACACGGTAGCAAGGTGTTCGGCTGGCATATGCCCGGCCCCCAAGGGCAAAATGAAGGGGTGACGGCATGAAGGCGGGTAAGAAGGACTTCCGACGGCTGGCGGCCGTCTTACGGAAGCGGTGGGGGGAAATCCCGGCGGTAAGAGCGGGGCTGGTTTCCTCGGAAATTCCCGTGTGGGCCGCGCTGGCGGCGAAGGAATTTTTTGAAGAGGGAAACCCTCGGTTTGACTCAAACAAGTTCTACGCCGAACTTTACCCGATGTTCCTTGAAAAAGTTGACGAATAACTTGACAACGGGGAAACCGTGACCTATAGTTGAGTGTTGGGAACGAAACAAGTGTTGACGAAAAGGGGGGAACCATGTTTAAGATCAGTTCAAGCGGGTGGATTGACGGGGTGGCCTTCACCCAGTCGGATGCCGGTCAAGGGGCGATCATCCGGACGAAAAGCGGGCACGAATTCGTGGACGAACGGCTGGACGGGCCGGCGGTTGTCCGGATTGTGGTTACCGACGAGCTCGCCAATCTCGGCCACTGGGGTAATAGCCCCGGTCGGCAGTATCACGAAGAGCTCGCGGTCGCCGGACACCTTGCCCACGATGGGCTCAAGAATGTGGCGGGTTGACACACAATGTCCGCCTACCTAGAGGGGGCCGATTGCCCCCTCTGGGTTACATGTCCGTGATACGACGGCAAACATGTCGGACGGGTATCTAACGCAAGACGGGCAACGTTGTCTTGCGTCAACCGGGGTTCGACTCCCTGGGCGGACTCTATCGGAAGGGGTCGTTTCCTTTCCAAGTTACGTTCACCAAGGTGGAGGGGGAAATCGTGGGCAACCAGTTGAAAGACGTGGCCGTGGCCGTCGCCGGAGCTTTCCGGTGTTTGGACACCTCAAGGCCGCTCATGGAAACCGTCTTGCAAGAGCTTTATCGGGATTGGGACGACGCTTTCTATTTGAGGGCGGTGGACGCTGGGATACCGTTTCCATTCTTCCGGGTCGTTGGCGGGCAGTTTGCCGGGCGGTGGGTTCTCGCTTCGGGGCAGTGTACCCCCGAGGAAGCGGGGCAGTTCGCCGCATGGGTTGAACGCGAAATGTCGGATATGGAACTTTTCCGTAGCCTTTTCGAGCCGGAACATATCCAAGCGGGGATTCTTCTGACGATGACGGCGGAAATTGAGGCGGCGGAAAGGATGGGGTTGGATGGGGAATCGAGCCCGGGTTCCGCCACCCATTTTCAGCCGGTGGCGAGCGTCAACTAAGTGGGGGACCGTGTTTCCTTTCGATGAACAGGGCGGTGTTCCTTGAAAAGGTTGACGAATAACTTGACAACGGGGAAACCGCGACCTATGTTTGAGTGTTGGGAACGAAACCAGCTCAAGCGGGTGGATCGACGGGGCGTTCGATAGGGGGGAACTTATGTCTGTTGACTACCTGGCTCCGCTATTGGATCAAGTCGGGGGGCTGGAACGGAAAGCCGTCGAAGTAAGTCGGGCGTTGCAGGGATTGGAGTTTGAGACCATCGTCGTCACCGGGGTATCGGGGTTATTGGTTGGCCCCTTGGTGTCAGTTTGGATGGATAAGCGGCTGGTCGTAGTCCGGAGGACCATCAGTTGCCGTAATACTCATTCCTCGTATTGGGTAGAGGGCCCCAACCCCGGTAGATGGATTTTCTTGGATGACTTAATTGCGACCGGGAAAACCCTTCGTCGAGTCAGGAGGAGGATTTCCACGTCAGCGGGCGTCGGATTCGGAAGCGAAACCTTTATCGGGGTTGTCCTCTATCACAACTCGGGCTCGGGCCATAACGCGGAGGAGGTTGTGTTTCATTCCGCCGAAACAATCTCAGGGAAAATGGGGCGGTGGGGGTGGAAGATTTGATGACGAAAGGGGAGCGAACGATGTTTGGCCACGTGGACTTGATGACGAACGGGCTGGGGACGTGGGCTTGTGCGGTTTACGAAAACGAAGCCGACGTCACCCAGGTCGATGACCCGCTAGAGGCCCATGAGGGGTGGGAATCCCTCTGGCAAGATGACGGCGGCGAGGGGTGACATCGACCGGGCGGGCGGGGTTTCATCGGCCCCGTTGGCCCGGTCTGGGCGGCGGTGGGAAAGGGGAACCAAGGTGACGGAAAACGAAAAAGCGGATGAACTGGCGGTAGATAGGCTCTGTGCCCAGGTGGAAGATCAAAAGGACTACATCCGGGAACTTGAACAACGTCTTGAGAAAGCTGAGAAGGCCGCCTTTTTTCGCGGAATTCCTTCGGAAATGTTTGACAACAGGGAAACCGTGACCTATCCTTGAGTGTTGGGAACGAAACACGAACTTGATGAAAGGGAAGCAATGTTTACCTACTACGTCGTGACGATGGTGATCTGGGGCGGTATGGCCGGGGTGTTGTTCGCGGTCGCCGGATACCTTGTCGCCGAGTTCCTCTTGGAAGAGGACGACTATTCCCGCTACGGCGACGGGTGGATGGCCGCCGTCGTCGTGATCGTCGTCGGGGGGCTCGGTTGCACGATTCAAGGGGTGACGGCCCTGCTGACGGCTTTGGAAATGGGTCAAGTTTTCTTGGGGTAGGCCCTCGAATTTACTTGACTTCGGGCCGGCGGCGACCTATAGTTGAGTGTTGGGAACGAAACATCTTCAAAGGGGGATACGATGAAGGAAGCTCAGGGGACGGCCGATGAGGTGCTGCGGGGTCGATATCTCGACTACCTGGAATCGGTCCGGCATGACTCGACTCCGCCGTTGACGACGTTTGCGGACTGGGTTCAAACGGAAGGCTCCCTCGATGACGGGGGCAAGCCGGGGAAACGGGGGTTCTTTGACGCCGATTCGGAACCGAGTCAACTCAAGCGGGGGCGGCCGGTTACGTTCCCTGGGGACTGCGGGGAGTTAGACGCCGCGTGGTGGGATGGGTACAACGCGGGCCTTTATGATGCCGTGCTGGAAGCAAAAGGGGACACCGCCGGCTGACCGGGCCGGAACCGGTGGCGTTTTCGATTGGACGTCAAGGTCGCTTCAAACATCAAGGGGTACACATGGAAGTCAACGACCTGGTCGGGCAAGTTTTTCGGTTGGTCGAAGTGCTCGGCGACTCAGTGTGGTTTCGCGGAGCCGGCGACATGGGCGGGGCGGTCCTGTATCACGAGCAAAACTGCTGCGAAAACGTGTACCTCGCGGAGGTATCCGGCGACCTGACCGCCCTCGAAGGGACACCGATCCGCTCGGCCGCCCAGGCCACGGAACCGTACCCCGAAGCCGACGTCAGCGGCACCGTGACCACGTTCACCTTCGGGTCCGATAAAGGCCGGGTGACCCTCAAGTGGATTGGGACATCCAACGGGTACTATACCGAGGGCGTCGATATCCGCGAGATCACCCCCGACATCGAGCTTCATCGAACCGTCTGACTCCCCCGTTCCCGGACCCGCCCGGCGACTTGACCGCTCGGCCGTGGTGGGCCGGGAACTTTTCTCGAAGTTTTTTCCCTTGACCAGACACCGGGTTACAGCCGAAGTCAAGAAAATTCCGAAAAATCCATTTGGAAAACTTTCCGGGCCCTGGGTATAATCAATTCAGGGTATTGTAGTAGTAGTACTAGTAATAGTAAGGGCTACCAAAAGGGGAGTATATAATGTATGAGAACTCTCCCCTTTTGGTGGTAAAGAGCTAACTTGAAGGGGGAAGGAAATGAGTCAAACGAATCCCTACGCGGCACCGGATGGAAACGTTCACCAGTTCCTGCCGGTGATGAAAACGAAGACGGCGGCGGACCAGCGGCTGACGGCGGCCGCCCCGGACCTGCTGGCGACCCTCAAGGCAATCGTGGCCCGGTGTGACGGGCGGTTCTTCGACACCGACCAGGTGACCGGGGAGACGTTTTACTACCTGGCCACGTCGGCCATCGCCAAGGCGGAGGGGCGGCGACGGTGAGCCTTGTGTCTGGACCCACGACCCCTGTGACCGGCTCGGCCCCTCGGCGGAGGCCCCTCGGCCCTCCGGGGGGCGGGGCGGCTGGGCCATATGACGACGGCCTCATATGAATTCAGCATATGGGGGGCGGGGGGAGGGGGCCCTAAAACTTTGGGTCCCCCTTTTCCTTGGACGAAGGCCATGGGGGGCAGTCAAGCCTCCGCGTACCCCTTGTCACCCCGACCTTCCCGAAGGGCCGCCAAGAATTCCGGGTCCTTGCCCAGCCTTCGGATCAAGACATCAAAGTGGGCCTGGAGGTCGTCGATGTCGGAAGCCCGCTCGATTCCCCGGGGGCCGACGACGAGTTTGTATTTCTCACAAAGGGCCTGGTAATCTATCAGAAACCACTCTTTGTCAATAAACATGAGTTTCCTCTTTTGTGTGTCACCTTCGTTCCCCGGCGATCCACAACCGCTGGCGTCGATAACCTGTTGAAGGCAAGCCCCGGCCCGGTGTCGAGCCGGGGTCTCCTGTTTACAAAACAGGGGCTCTGCCGTTGAGCTACCGGGGCTGGGTGGGGGACCGGGCCGAGATGACGACGTCTTCGATACCCCCGCCGGGAGTCGAACCCGAGTCATCGACGTATAAGATCGAGGTCCTGCCGTTGGACGACGGGGGAATGGTGATTTATAGCAAGTTATTGCTCAACTCTTGTATAACCGTATATAAGTGGGTATAAATCAACGGATGGACCCCCAGGTTTTCATCCCGTCGGCCAACTGTTGAAACTCAGTTTGAATCTCCCCCAGCAACTCCGTTAGATGGGTCACCTTCTTTTCCTTACGCCGGGCGTCTACCTCCAAGGTAAGTAACTGGCCGGCCAGGTGGCTGGCCCAGCTACGGGAAACCTGAAGTTGCCGCGTGAGGTCGTAGATTTTTTCGTCTCGGGCGACGACTTCGGACGACAACGAGGCTTCCGAAAGCTGTCGGAGGTACAGGGGCCCGAAGTCGTTCACCCACTTGATGAAGGCCTCAAGCCCTTGAACCAGCCTCGTCTCCGGGGGCTGTCCCTCGAATTCTTCCCACCAGCGGCAAAATTCCAACAACATGTCCGATTCCTTGGTTTCTTGTTCAGTCGGCTTCATGGGTTCCCTTCGTGATAGCGAGTACGGTAGAAAGGACGACACCCCTTTTGGTTGCCCTTTATTTCTTGACCCTCCGGCCACCCGATGGCCCTCGGGTTAAACCTGAGCTATACCAGGCCCCTTAGACGGTAAAGGGCCCGGTCCAACTCCTGCCGGGCGTAGAACCGGATGGCCGACATCCCGACCCGGAGTTGGGGGGTCGCGGCTTGAAGGTCTCGGACCCACGGCAACAAATCGGGAACCGGGAGGTCAACTGGGCAGAATCCAGTGGGGGCGATCAACTCCGGGCGGTTATCTTCCGAAGTTGTTTCCGAATTCTCCACCGGTGTGGTAAGGCTGGGGCCAGCGGGGGAATCGATCCGGGCCACCGCCCGACGGAGGGCTTGGACTTTCGGGGGCTCTTTCCCCTTGATTGGGAAATGAAACCCGCAAGAACAAACGCGGACCCGGACGTGAACTTTGGTGGAACACTGAGGGCAACTTTTCTGTGGTGCCGGCATTGGACACCCCCTTTCTATACTTAACCCTACCTCATAAAGACCCCGATGTCAAAAGATTTTGGTCAAATATCGACCAATTTATGTCGCCCCCGTGAGCCCGTTCTTTCGCCCGTCGGCCGGCGGCGACCCTGGCCTCAAGTTCCGGCTGAGGGACCGCCAACAGGAAGTCGAACCCACACGGGCAAGATTTCGTCCGGACGTGGGCTACCCGGTCACAGTTGGGGCAAGTTTTCGCGGCCATCTTCATAGGACACCCCTTTACTCAACTGTAGGACGCAGACGATGACTTGTCAAGCCTGTTCGACGGAAATTCCATCCGGGGCCGCCCACGTTTGGTTCGGGACCCATCTGTTTGAGGCATATTGCCCAAGATGTTGCCCGAAAACGGACCCGGACTCGGGGGAGCGGTGTGAGAAGTGTTTCCAAGTTATTTCGACCAAAAGGGAGGAAACCCCATGAAGATGACACTCGTTCAGTCCGAAGACGACGTTGAAACCTTGCGAGAGCTTCGTAATTCGTGTAGTAATTTCCTAACCGGGTCGCAAGCGTATATCACCCCCGAGGCCCAATCCAGGTGGTGGAAGACCCGGGACCCAAGCGTAAAAATTTATCTTTTCGGTGACCCCGTCGTTGGATTTGGATATGTTACCCCAAGAGATGGGTTTAATTGGACAACACACGGGTTAGCTCTTGAGGCCCGAGGAAAGGGGTATGGGAAGGAAATTCTTAGGCAAGTGTTGAAGGCGTCTACCCCCCCGTGGAAAGCCGAGATATTGCATATCAATACGCCGGCAAAGAAAAATGCCCTGAGTTTGGGATTTATTGAGGTTTGTCGGTCTCGTTTTTCTGCCTTCGGCGAGTGTTCTATTTTGGAGAAACATGATCTCATTATTTAAGGTCTTGATGTCTCCTGAAATCGGGCCAGCGATCACGGAGGTTTTGAATAGCGGATACATCGGACAAGGGGCACAAGTTGAGAAATTTGAAGCAAGTTTAGCTCAAATGTTTCAAATTCCTCAAGAACGAGTGGTTACAACTAATTCTGGTACATCGGCTATTGATTTAGCCATTCAGCTTATTGGGGCGAGGAATGGGGATGAAATCATTGTAACCCCGATGACATGTGCGGCCACAATTGTTCCGTTAATTCATCGTGGGATCACGCCAGTTTGGGCGGATGTGGACCCAAGGACCGGAAACTTGGACCCGTTAGATGTTGCCCGGAAGCGGACAAAAAAAACAAAAGCTATCCTGGCGGTGAATTGGGGGGGAGAACCGTGTGATTATCAACGCCTTGGGGCCTTGGGCCTGCCGGTTATAGAAGACGCGGCTCATTGTTTTTTACCCAAAACTGGCGGCGATTATGTATGTTTTAGCTTTCAAGCTATCAAATTTCTGACTACTGGGGACGGGGGGACCCTATTAGTCCCAGCGGGAGAAGAGGACAGGGCAAGAAAATTACGGTGGTTTGGGCTTGACAGAACGAAAGAGACAGCTTTTCGCTGCTCGCAGTCAATTGAAGAAGCGGGCTTCAAATATCATATGAATGATATCGCGGCTACAATTGGCCTTACAAATCTTGCTGGGGCAAGAAATGCCGTTCATATTCACCAACGTAATGCCTACCATCTCTCCCGTGTCTTGACGACAAATGCTAAAATTTCGACTAACTCGCCCACGGGGTATTCTAGTTATTGGTTATATACCCTGATTGTTGACGAACGTGATCGCTTGCGTCGGTATCTTGCTACCCACGGCGTTGCTTCATCTCCAGTCCATCGACGAAATGATACCCAACCGGCTTTTGCAAAGGCCGCCAAACGTATCTATTCCCTACCAGGGGTGGATGAGTTTGCTAGTTCAAACTTATCCATTCCAATTGGGTGGTGGGTTTCATTAAACGAGTTGGACAATATCGTCACCTTATTGGAGCGTTGGCAATGATTTCTACCATAATGGTCGGATTTGAACAGGAAGAACACGTCTTGGACGTATTAGCGGGGGTGTCCGCGTCCTTAGATTGTTACCCCGAGTCTTCGGAGTTGATATTTGTTGACAACTCCTTACGTCCGATGCTGGAAGTTTATCGATTTCTTCAAAATCTGCCCATTCCGACAACTTATGAATGGCAACAAGGAAACAACTTGTTGAACGCCCCGGGAGCTAACCGGGCGATTCAACTATGTCACGGGGACTTGGGGGTTTATTTGTGTACCCGGCATGGGCGTATGCTTAACCCAACATGGGTTGTTGACCTCTTGAAGCCTCTTCAGGACTCGGATGAAGTAGGGCTAACGGGAGATTGGCGTACCGATGGAGTGGGACCGGGGTCTTGGGTTTGGGCAAATATGAAACATACTCCCTATTATGCTTCCCCTTACATACATGGGGGCATTATGGGATTTCGCCCCGAACTTTGTCGTCAATCCCCATATCCACAAGAATTTCCTAACTGGGGGGCCGATATTTGTCGGACAGCTTTAACTCATGCCGCCAAGAAGGTGTGTATTGCGGTCCCTTCTATTCGTTCCTCATATCTTCCAGTTGGTACAAATCTAACTCCGTGGAAATATGTTCACTCCTACCACCATTGATTGGATTTCGTCAACACGGGAGTGGAACGGGCTAGAAGCCCCCCTTCCTATTCAAGTTCGCTACCCTTCTGTAACTTTTCAAGACATCCTAGTTCCCCCTCCGGCTTCAAATGAAGAGTGGCGATTCAGCCTTCCTTCAATTTGGACCGGACGGGGACGAAAATTTGGAATCATCCGCCGGCTCAACTACGTCATCCGCGACGGGCTGTTTTGTTCCCTAAGCTCGGATGGCATATTTCGTACCCAAAATTATGCTTTTGAGCTAAACTCATCCTACATACCGGTCGCCTGGCACAAGGTTGAAGATCACTCAAATTCGCCGACATATCCAAGTTGGGTCCTTGGATATGAAGACTGTCGGTTATTCCGCTGTCGGGGGCAGTTTTGGGGGTCAGCTACAAGCAACTTCTTACACCCCGGGGGAATTTGTAAAGAGACCCTTTTATCCTTCGACGACAACTTTGACATCAAGAAGGCTCACCTTTTGGATGTCCGCCCAGACTGTCATCAAAAGAACTGGTTACCCGGGGTTTGGGGGGATGATCCGTTTTTCATCTATAATACCAACCCCCTGGTTGTCCTTCGTCTAAATCCCCATAACGGGCTAGTTAGCCAGCTCATTGGAGACAATCAACTTGCTCCCACGGGACCAAGGGGATCGACACCTGTTCTCGATCTGGGGCCATTTTGGCTCTATTTGGTCCATGAAGTCCTATATCTTGACGGATATACAGGGCGGCAGTATATTCACTACTTCGTCCTTTTGAACAAAGATTTCTCCAATACCCGAATTGGCCCCTCTTTTCGCTTCCGACACAAGGGGCTCGAATTCGCCGGCGGGCTAACCCTGGACGAAGCCTCCGGGCGAGCCGTCGTCAGCTTCACCACCAACGAGTGTTGGCCTCAGTTGGCTTTCTTGGACATAGATCAAATTTTGTCCTCCATGAAACCAATTTGAGAAAATGTTTGGAAAACTCCCGTACTTGTGATACGTCTATATTACCTACCTGGCCTCCCGCTGCGGCACATTACTGCCATCTCTAAAGAAGCGATAGATGGCCCGGTAGGTTTTAAGGAAACACCATGTTGAAGTTTGTCCCTTGTTTGGCTGTCGTCTTCGGGCTGTCTGGTTGCATGGGGCAGTCGAAGGTTGACGTCGATTCCACCATCAACGTCAAACTCGGTTTCGTCGTCGTCGGCAAGCGAACGGTGTTAAACCGCCACTACCTCCAGCTAAAGCCCGTGATCGGGCTGACTCGGTGGACAGAGGTAGACAAGCTCGCTTTCGACGCCGCCGTCATCGGTCAGACTTATCCCGGTAAAGAGGGGAAGTAATGGCTACCCCGAGTAAGAGGGAGACACCAGAGACCCGGGAGGCCAGGGAGGCCGAAGTTGGCTTCCATGCCGGAACCGTCGGCCTCCATGAATTCATCTCCAAGCTACCGGTGGGCTCGAAGCGACAAGTCAAAGGGAAAACCTACTTGACGTCGATGGACGGCCCGATGGAGTTAAATCGATTCCAGTTGTCTGACCTCGATCCCTCCAACCAACGCTTTCGGAATCCCGAAATAGTCCAACGATATTCCCAACAGGTCCGGAAAGCCCAAGGCTCGGGGGTCGCCCCAGAACGTGGGGTCCAGCCGTTGTCTGTCTTCAACAAACCCGGCGACAACAAGATGACAGTTCACGACGGCCACCACCGCCTGGATGCCCTGGCAGCCAACGGGGCCACCCATGCCTTGGCTTGGGTTCCCTTTGAGAAAGAAACCGCTCGGAAGCTATCTCGGGGCAACCGCCGGCGACATCGAATCAAGAAGGCGGCCTCTGAGATCGCTGAAGCGATGACGACGGCCCTTCAACAAAAGGGGAGCAAGGCCCCCTCTCAGACGATGGCCCGGGAACCGGGGGAAACCCACCCATCGTTCAACTTCAACGTGGCCCCTGAGAACGAAGTCGAAAACCACGAGAAGTGGATCGACCGCCACCTAACTCCGGAAGCCCAGGTAACTCACAGCCGGGGTCGGGCGATCCAGAAGGCCGCGAAAGGTCTCAACAAGATCAAAGATATGATGGCCCTGACTTGGGCCGGCCGTCACGGGCGACATTGGTACGACGAACTCCGGGACATCCTCCGGTCTTCGGTTTCCCACGACCCCGATCCGATGGCTTTCTACCGGAAAGCCGGCTTGGTGGCCTCGTTCTCTCCAAATAACGGAATCCTCCCCAACGTCCAAGCTGCCGAAGACATCGACCGCCTTCATCGCATGGGGGTGGAATTGGACGGGGAAAAGATCGAGCCCAAGACAAGGGACCCCAAGAAAATCGGGGCCATGTTGATGGCTTACGCCAAAGCGGACCCTGGGATGACTTACCCCCAGGATTACCCGGTGGCGGAACTCCGGGGTCAAAGGCTGATGAAAGCCGAAGGGGATCAAAAATTCATCCACCTTCGATCTGGTTGGACCAAGGCCCCGATTGTCTACCCCGGGGCCCATATCAGCCTGGCCACCAAGGTGTTGTCGAACCCCGAAGCCTGGACGGACCCCTTTACCACCGAAAAGCTGACCAAGACCCCGGGGTTGTGGAAAGCTCATTCCTTCCTAATGAACATCCTCGGCCACACGGGCTACCTCACGGCTGACCGCCACGAGGCCCGAGCCCACGGGCTGCCCGAGAACGCCCCACCCAAGGGGGCCACCTATCACCACCTGGAAGGCCGAAGCGGGCAAACCGTCGAGGAGTTAAACAAAGAGGAGAACAACCCCGAACCCCGTCACCCCCGATTCGGGGCCGGGACCTGGACCCAAGCTGGGGCCCAAGCTGCCCGATGGTTCGCCATGAGGTTCCTGCGAGACAAGATCGCACGGAAGGTCCCCCCAGAGGAAGCCGTCCAGCTAATGAACGGCAAAGAGATGTACAACCTCTCGGGGTCGGTTCCCCTTTATCAATCTCCCTCGATCAAAGCCCGGCTGGACACCGCCGCAGAAGAAGGCGGAACTCATTCGGCAATCCACGAAAACATTCAGAAAGTCGGCGACTACTACGCCGACCCCGATGCCGATAAAGCTGTCGGCCACCCCGGGGTGTTAAACATCGCCAACAAAATCCCGTCCCACAGCCACAAGGTCGTGGATCGAATTATCGCCCGACGAAGGACCGAGAAAGCCAAAACCCAACCCATTCCAACTCAAGAGGCCCCTATGCCAGAAGGTCCCAGGCAGCTTCGGCGAAAGGGGTCACCCCTTTTGTTCTCCGCCTCCGGTACAAAGCCCAAGGGCTCCCTAGTTATCGGCGGCCGGGTCGCCGGCGGGGTTAAACCCGAAGACTGGAAGATGATCCGAGAAGGTGACAAAGAACGGGCCGTCAACCGCGAGGCCGCCGCCCGTCACGTCGGCTCCTATCGGGAAGCCGACAAGTTGCCGCTGGCTGGCCACGAAGGCCGGCGAGAGAACTCAACCGAGGACCCCAATAAGACGAAGGTGGTCCAGGTGACCCCGGTTCAGAAGTCCCACACCGCCCTTTATAACACCGGGAAGGGGACAACCGGGAAGAAGGGGGCCGTTAAGATTTCCCCAACTTCTGGCAGCCATCTCCCCGAAGTTGGCCACCGCCACTTCGATGAAACCACCCGACACGAAAAGGTCCGGACGATGTACACCCAGGGAAACATCCACGGGACCCCCGGTTCAGGCCGAGCCGACCAATCTCGGGTAAAGAAGGACAGGGGACAGGACCCCCAGGCCGACAAGATGGAGCCCGCCGAACTTTCCTCGAAAAATTGGCATAAAGGCATCCCCTCGAAAACCCTCCCCGGGCGACCGAAGGTGAACTCTTCGGGGTCCGCCGGCTACCCGTCGTCGAAGTCTGAGGAAATCATGGACACCGGCCCGGTTCAGATGGCCCGCTTCCTTCAAATGTCCCACGACCCCGAAGGGTTCGCCAAATTTAACGCCGAACGGGAGGAAGCCATCAAGCGGCAACGAATTCTGGCAGAGAACGAAGGCAAAGGGACCCCATCGGGCCGGGCTAAGGGAAACCGAAGCCTTGGCTCCGAAAAGGGGCAGACCCCCCGAGACCGCGAACCCCACCAAAAGGCCCGGGCTCAGCTTGATACCGACAAGAGCCGAGATCGAAGCCAGATGGTCCAACTTGACGACAAGTCGGAAATTCAAAAGATCAAAGATCGCCTGTCGGCCCACGGCATCGGGGTGGAAAACCAAGGGGAACGAAAGCGGTCGGCGCTGTCGAAGATTCGGGGCTACCTAAAGGACCCCGACGCCAAACCTTCCCCTGCTGCCGTCGCCGCCAGGGCGGCCAAAAGGGGGAACTAAAGATGCCCACCAAGGCCCCGCCGATGGTAACCCTGGGGTCCCCGGTTGCCATCCTCGACGAACACGAGTTGAAAGACGACCGGGGTAAGGTACTCGGATACCTGTCCGCTAGCTGCCTACAACGGATCGCCGACAACCACAACCGGTTGTTTGACGAAACCGGGGATGAAATCCCCCTTGTCATCGGTCACACCGACGACGACTCCCCGGAGAAAGAACAGCCGGAAGTCGTCGGCTTCGCCTCAAAGTTCCAGGTCAAGAAGTTCTTCAACACCAAGAAGAAGGCCCTCTACTGTACCTGGAAGATTTACAAAGACAAACTCCACCTTCTTCGGAAGTTTCCCCGCCGATCTGTTGAACTTTGGTTGGATCGGTGGGAAGTAGACCCCATTTCCCTTTTAGGGGCGACCACCCCCGACCGCCGCCTCGGGCTGGTCAAGATGGCCGCAGAAGGGAACCACCTTACTTGTGAAATGTCGGGAGACCTAATGAACGATTCGAGTGACACCGCTCAAGAAGTTGTCGCCTTGCTTCAACAGTCTGAAGTCTGGAAGTTTATGGAACAGGCCATGCCGGCCCTCCAACAGATGTTGGGCCAAGGTCAGGCCGGCGGCGGCGGTGAAGAGTTCGGCGGCCAAGCTGACGAAGGCGAGCTTCCGCCCGAGGAAGGCGAAGCTGAGGACCCTTCCAGCTTCGACGAAGATGTAGACGACGAAGTTAGCCCGGAAGGGGACGACTTTGAAATGGGCGACGAAGAGCCCGAAGATTCCTTTTCTCCGGGCGGGGCTCAAGAGCTTGACCCGGACTCAGAACCCGATTTGGAGAACCCTGTGAAGAAGCAGCATTCCGCCACCAACACGTCGATTCCGACTCAGAAGATGTCCCATCGATCTGCCTCCCATGATTCCCTCCGAATCAAGCTGAGCCGGGTTGAACGGCAGCTGAATACCTTGACCGACGACAACCGAAACCTTCGCCTCAAGCTGGCCCGAGCCGTCCGCGAGTCGGACCTGATTCAACTTGAAGCCGAAGGCTTCGACTTCGACCGGGAAGAGGAACTCGAATTCGTGGCCGCCCTCCCGGATGACCGATATGCCAACCACATCGACCGAATTAGGAAGCGATATTCCCGGGTTCCGCTGAACGGCCCCAACGGCCACGGGGCCATCCCGACGATGGGTCCGGGTGAAATGGATCGCCGGGCCAACATCACCAAGGCCATCGACGCCGCGACCGCTTCCGGCAACCCGGCCGACTACGACCGCTTCCTTGACGGCGGCGGAGAGAAGACGTACTAATCGTCGTCGATGTCTCTGATAATGAGCCGCCACACGATACCGTGAACGATCACAAACATGATTAGAAAAATCATCAAGAACTCTGACATAGGAGCCTCCAGTAATGGGACTTGAAAATCCTGCCTACATGGCGAACGCCGACATCGAGCCGTGCCGATTCGTCTGCCTTGATACCTCGGTGACAACCGGGCTCATGGTGAAGACCTGCCCGGCGGACACCAACCCGGTCGGTATCTCCCAAGAAGGCCAGAAGTTTCCACCGGGGTTGTCCGGGGTAACTTCGACCGTTGCCGCCGAACAGTATGACCCCATTCAGGTGTTCGGCCTCGGGGCCCAATGTCTGTTGGAAATCAACGAAACCGTTGCCCCTGGCGATAAGTTGACCCCGGCGGCCGACGACTCCGGCATGGGCGAAATCCTTGGCGGCGGCGACTACTTCGCCGGGGCCTACGCCCTCCAAGGCGGGATCGATAAAGATAAGATTCGAGTTGTCGTGATCGACTTCCGAAATCTTGGGGCCACCGGCCCGACTGGCGGAACCGGGCCGACTGGTCCGACTGGTCCGACTGGTCCGACTGGTGAGACTGGCCCGACTGGTCCGACTGGCCCGTAATTTTTGTAGAAATACCGGGATACAAGGGCTCGCCTTGTATCCCGGATTCTTCCACCCCCCTACTCAGAAAGAGGACGCTTTACTATGCCTGGTTTTCTCTCCGGCAACCCCGGTAACGGCTATATCCCGAGTTTTGAAGCCTCCGGCAAACTCGTTGTGGGGTACTCCCGCAACCCGAAGGACTTCGCTATCAATAAGTGGACCACGCTTACCAAGGTCACCAAGGGCACGGGTTACTACCTCCGTATTACCCCGGAAAACGCCGCCCGTATCTTGGATACCACGCTGGCGAACTATGTTTGGCCCGATGGCAACGACGCCCCAACCGGCGTCTGGAACATGGAATCCTTCGAGTTCGAGCCCTTCTTGACCAAGCGGTACAGCTACAGCTTCCGTGTTGGTTACAAGGCGGTTGAACAGGCGGCCTGGCGAATTCTCGCCGTCGAGGCGGCCTTCCATGCCCAACAGGCGATGACGGCCCGTGAAGTGGTCGCCATCACCAAGGCCACGACTTCCGGCAACTGGCCGGCCTCTCAAGTTAAGACCGCCACCACCCTGGGCGGGGGCTTTTGGGACACCGGTACGGCCACCAGCCCGGTCCTGAAGAAAGGTCTCAACGCCGGGGCCTTCGTCATCAACAAGGGAACCTTGGGTATCGTTCGCCCGAAGGACCTCGTTCTGGTCATTTCCCCGGAAACGGCCGATAAGTTTGGTCGGACACAAGAAGTCCATACCTACCTCAAGGAATCCCCATATGCCTTGGCTCAGGTTCGTGGAGACGACGCCGGCCAAAATGGCATCTGGGGTCTACCGGATCAGCTTTACGGTTACAACATCGTGGTAGATGACACCGTCTACATCACCAGCCAGAAGAACGTCGGCGGGTTGGCGGCGGCCCCCGCTTACGCGATGCCTTCCAACTCAGCTCTGTTGCTCGGGCGACCGGGCGGCTTAATGGGTGTCGAAGGTTCGCCGTCGTTCTCGACCGTTCACGTCTTCTCTTACGAAGAGATGACGGTCGAATCCAAGGACGACCCCGACAACCGCCGGCATCAAGGTCGGGTTACCGACGACTTCGGGGTTGAAATCGTGAGCCCGGTGTCGGGCCTCTTGGTTACCAACCTTTTCAGCTAAACGTTCGCCCCCACCCCGGCCGTCGATTTCCCCCCCTTACGGCGGCCGGGGTCACCTTTCTTTACAACTACCACCGATTTTATATGACCCCTAATTCCGCGACAACTTCCCTATCAGATGCCGCCGACTTTGGACTCAGATACGACGTCCGGTCCTTGGGCGACCTGATTTCCGACATAGGGCGACGGGTTGGGGTCACGGACTCAAACCAAGTCGTCGTCAAGCTGTTGTTGGCCGCCCGTGGGAAGATGGAGGCCGCCCTAGCTCGGGGGAAGAGATACCTCCCAGCGGTCCTGGACACCCTCACCGGGGCCTCCCTTGAACACGCCAAGAACATCGAATGCGGGCTCGCCTTCCTGACGATCCTGGAGCGGCGGCCGACCCTTCTACAGTCGCTGCCGATAACGGCCCAACAAGCGATAGCCGACCTTCAAGCTCTGTCTGAGGGAGTCAACGTCCTGGGGTTTGACGAAGCCTACCAAGCCGGGATGAAGCTGGAGAAGGTTTCCAACCCCCCCACGTTGCTCACAGATAAAGCCAGCCGGTACTTCGGGCCCTTGAGCTAGTTCTGTATAGGTATATCCCATACTCCCCTTTTGTTCGTACTACCAACTCCCTTGTATTATACATACAAGATGTCAACTACTTTGTCAAGAGATTTCCAACAAAAGGGGAGACATATCTTCCCGGCTGCCAACATGACAGGAGGGCTGCCATTATGGCACCCAAGATTGGGCGGAAGTTGAAGTTTGGGGCGGGCGAAATTGACTACGATAAGATCAACGCGAATCAGAACGCCGTCGAAAATAGTCGCCCGGATGTCAAGACTGTTGGGGCACCCCCTGTTGCCGCCCCCGTCAACGCCCCCGCCGTCGCCCGTTCCGACGCCGCCGCCGATGCCGACCCCACCGTTGCCGCCATTCGGGGCAACCCCGTCGCCCCTGCTTCGGGTAAGACCGAGGGGGCCGCATCTGGTAACGCCACGCCCGCTTGGACGGCTTCCGAGAAGAGGGCGGTCAACGCCGGCAACCGAGAACGGATGGGGCTTCCTGCTGTTAGCTCCAACCCGTCGGCCGTCCAAACGTCAACTCCTGAAAAGGGGGCCACGGAGATAGCTCGCATGGCCTCTGGTCGGGCGGAAGCCCGGGTGGCGGGTACTGCCCCCGCTAACCAAAATTCTGGTGTCACAACGGGAGGCGGGTCTGAACTTCGTCCGGCGGGATTTAAACAGGCGGCCGCCGCCAACGCCAAGTTGGCCGCCCCTCCGCCTGGTTTGACGGGGCGGGCGGGAGAGATCGCCGCCGGTAGGGCCGTGGGGGGTCAACGACCGACGGGTCCCTTGGCTAACCGCCCTTCTCCAACCGGGCGGGGTCCGGTTGCCGAAGGGATGAAGGCAAAGGCGGCCGCTCCTCGTGGGTTGACTGGGGAGGCAGGGGGCTCCGGTCAAGGTCCAAAAATGGGACCCGGGGCCCAACAGGGCAGAGTTCGCCTGCCGATGTCTCGGGTCAAGAAAGAGGCCCCTACTTCTAATCGGGTAGCCGACAGTATGCAGAAACCGGGGTCGGCCCCGGGGTTGGATGCCCCCGGTCGCCCGGTTGATGTCACCCATATGAGCCGAGCTAAGTTCTCTCGCCGTGGTGACGGGTCGTATTGCTTTGAATAAGGAACGATGTCATGGCTCAGCCATTTGTTACCGGCCCCGCCCACTTCATGGTGGACGGGAGTTACCTCGGGACAACCGAACGAACTCCTCAGTTTTTGGTTCGCCCGGCTTGGGTTCCGGTTTTCAACGACTTGTCTGGCCCGGTGATCCCGCTTGACCTGTTGTATGCCGGCGAGGAAGCCTTCATCATCGGGAACTTCACCCGATGGGACGAAGCCGTCATCCAACGAGCGGTCCAGCGACCGGCAGGGGCCACCCTTGGGTTAAATGAGATGACGGAGTTGGGGACCCTAATTATCCACGAAGGTAAAGGGCACTCCCTTAAGTTGTTGTTCCCCTACGCCAACAAAGCCGGATATTCCTCCATGCCGGGGGGGATCGAGTTCCCTGTTACCGTGGCTTACGGCCCCGATGACCACAACAGCTTGGGAATTAACCCGAAGAAGGTTCACCTGGTTTTCTACGCCATGAGGCCGTTTACCGGTAGCTCCTTCTTGTTGTATCGGTATCTGACGGCGGAGGACTCGCTGACCTTTATGGAAGGGGTCCCGTAATGGCTCAGCCATATGTTACCGGGCCGGCTCATCTGTTGTTGGCGACCGGTGCCTTGGACGCGGAAATCCCGGTTTCGATGGCTGATCCTGCCGCAGGGGCCGTGGATGCCTCGGAACATTACCTGGGGACGGCCGAACACACCCCGAGGATTGTTGTCGCCGGGAAGTTCATCCCGATCTTTATATCGGCCCTTAGTCGAGTTGTCCCATCTGATTCAGCTTTCGCGGGGGAAGAAGGTTTCATCTTCGCTGACCTGACTCGGTGGAATGAAGACGTCTACCAGTTGGCTGCCTCCCGGCCTTCTCATTCCGAAGGCAGCAAACCCGGGCAGTGGGATGTCACCGAAGTCGGGGTGTTGACGAACTCACAGCCTGCCCTACAACTCATGGTGTTGTTTCCATACGCCGACAAGCCGGCATATGCAGGGATGCCCAGGGGTTACTTATTTCCTCACGTTGAAAGCATGGGGCCGGACGACTTGTTTTCCCTTGGGGTAAATCCTCGGAAAACCCATGTCGCCTTCCATGCTTTACCAAAATTGGAGGGGAAGACGTGGACGTTGTACAAGCTGCTGTAGAACCGGCAAACAACAAATGGCCGGTCGAAGATAAGAACGTCTTCGGCCCATATTACACCGGTGTAGATTTCATCTACGGCGACCCCTTGGCGATCCATCGTCGGCTGTATCAAGAAACAGCGGGGGAGGCTGACTTGTGGGTGAGACAGGCGTGGGGAGCCGACCCGTTGGAACGGTGTACGGCCATCGGGAAGCTATATCCGGCGGTGATCGCGGCCTTTCGTTGTTCCGCCTTTGATGTCGGAACGGGAATCGGGTTGAAGGAAGACCAATCTTTGCTGTTGTTGAAGGCGTTTTTGGATTGGCTGTCTAAAAAAAAAGAGAGTATAAAGAAATAGCCGACGTGGCGGCCGTTTTCGGCCTTTGGTTTAAGCCGACCTATCTCGATTTCGTTGGCCTGTGGACGTGTGTTAGCCGTCAGATGGATAGGTCAGCTTGGGAAACCAAGACGGGGACGGAGTTGGCCGCGAACAAAGGCGGGATTCCTCCCGAGTTCTTTAACTCCATCAGCCCCAATGAATTCTACGCCGACTACCTCTGTTACGAGACCAACAACAAAAGGGCAGACCAATGCCTGATGAACAAGGTCGGCCCGCTCCCCCGTCGGTAGGGGCCCCTATGGTTCCCCCCGGCCCCGAGCCGGCTCCGATGGCGGCCGCCGGAAATCTTCCCTCGGTGGGGGAGATGCCGGGGTCGATGTCTGTGGCCCCCCCGCCGGCACTATTCAGCGGAGCGGGGTCGTTGCCGACGTTGGGGGAATCCCCTTCGGAGATGTCTGCCGTCGGGGGGCTTCCCTCTTTTGGTGGCCCTCAAGATTTCCCCTCCCCAGCTTTACCAAGTTTTCCGATGGAAGCCGGGGGGCCAGATCAAAGCTACCGGGGGATGATGTCGCCATCTACCCCATTTGAGACCCAGCGGCAAGGACCGGAGCCCCCGGCCGCGACACCGATGACGCCGGATCGTCCCCATAAAAGGACGTCGGAACAGTTTGATGTCAACAGGTCGTTTCAGAGGTAAACATGCCTACCCCGGTTGGGTACACCGTTGAATACAACAAGGTCACGATTGATCGGGTTTTGTTTCGATCCTACGATCAAACAGAAATCCGAAACGGCCCCGATTACCTTTATACGGAGAACGAACTTCATTGTGTCGGGGTTATTAACGACGACACCGTTTTCGGCGACCCCAAAGGTGGCCGTATATCGGTCTTGGAAAAGGATACCGAATACAAACGGCTGTTGACCCTTCCTCGGAAAAGCCTGACGGTAAAGGCCCCCGATGGGCGGACAGTTTGGATGACGGCGGAGCCTTCAAAAAATCCAAATTGGGGACCGGAGCCCCTTTATGCGAACATCGTCGAGGTTATCGGACAAGGGACCCTGTTTGTTGAATTTGGCCTCAAGTGGTGTAGCGTAATTGAGGCCCCTGGAAACGCGGCAAGTTTTGCCCTGCTGTCTAATCGCTGGGTGATGACCCATACGATAGATAGATATTTTCGCTTAACGGTCGCAGTCCAAGGGCGGGCGGTGTTTCGAGCAGATGTCCTCGTGAGCAAGCCGAGGGTGATGGCTGATCAGTTTCGTAAGGCTATCGTGATGTCCCCCAGGAAGGGGTTCAAACGAGATGTCTTGTCTTGTGTCTTGTCCCAGGATTCGTTGGCGATTGAATATGAATTTTTTGATCGTCAAATGTCGGTTGACATCCTTTCCCCCATTATTGCGGACGTGGCCATTAAGACCACGGTAAGGACAGCTTTTGGGGGGGCCGCCGGGGTAGTTCAAGGGGTGGCACAACTTGCCTCCGCCGCCGCCACGGTCGCCGGGGCCATCGCCGTCCCTGTTATGGCGGGAAATCTTACCAACGTCCCCGGAACCCTGTTTGACGCATTGAGCAAATTTCTCCCCCAAGCGACCTTTAACGCCAGCATAGCTGTATTTGGAACCCCCGACGCCCCGATGGGCCCGTTAATGAATCAAGCCATCGACATCGCGTTGGCTTATTCATCCAACTGGCCGGTATTTGTCGCCGGGACAGGTTTGGAGCTAACTCAAGACCCCGTGGCTCGAATTGTGGCATATACGGCCACCTACCAAGTCAACCCGATAGAACTTGTTGCATTTGCTCCATTTTTAGCGGGGGGAGCCCTTGGGGAGGCTAACGCTATTTTTGTCGTAGGGGCGGCGGGGGCGGCGGTGGCGGCGGCAGGAGTTATCCCCAAGTATGCCAACTTGCGGGCGGGGGCCCCTTACATGGAAGAAAACTATCCCGATGCCGTCCTGCGTAAAGCAAGCGGGGCAGTCGGGGCGGCCAACGCCGGAGTTAGCAAGGAGGCGAACGAAAGCCGTGGAACCGGACGGGCGTCGCTGGCTACCTTGTTTGCCCAATTGGTCCTCGATCCCCCGCAAGCGGAGGGCGTTCTATCTCTTTCGCTAGATAAACAGTTTGTCGGAAACTTAAACTCAGAGGGTAAGAAATGAGTTGCTCTCCGTTTCCCTCTGATGAAGAACTTCAAGAGATGTTGGCCAACGCCCCAAAGGGGGACGGCTCTGTTTCCACTTCGGGGACATACGGCTCCCGGTGGAAGCCAGAGGTCGCGGTCGGGACCTATATCAAGTACGACGTGAAAACTATCGTCAACTTTGACCCAGGCCGACTCCAGATGCCGGTGGCCTGTGAGGCCGTCTTTGGGACAGATCGAACGAAACGAACCCCTTGCGAGGTCCTTCAGGTCCATTCCCCTTTTGGGACGGTCAAAGTTATCTTCGATATATCTCGGGCCTTTTGTCCCCCAGTTTTGCCGACTTTAATTGAGGACGACAACCGATTTATGACGTTGCCGGCTGTCATAACTGCCCACAACCCGATGATATGCCCCGATTCGGTTACCCTGGTTTATCAAGTTGAGGGGGAGTACAACTACTCACTTTTACAACCCCTCAAGCCAGAAGACGTCGAAATCCTCTTCCCACGACCGACTATTTTCCTGAATACGCCGGTTATCTTGGAATCCTTTGATAAGGACATAGCTCCATGAGTATCCCGTTGACTGGTACAGCCGGCTTCTTTACCCGCGTCGGCCTCCTTGGTGGCGGCGTCGATGCCGTCAACACCGGCCGTGGGGCCACGCTTTCTACCCGGTTGAAAGATATCCACGACCAGTACTTGGCCGTGGATCAGGCCGTCGTTGACCAACTCTTCACCCAAGGGGCGGCCTTTCGGACGTTGACGGACTTCCTCCCGAAGATTTACCAATCCGACGCCAAGAACACCTTGATTGAGATGGCTTGGGATGACAAAGTTATCAAGCCTAAAGATTTGCCGACGGCGATGGATGAACTCATTCGCCAAATGGATGCCACCGCTGACTCGGTTCTCAAGCCGACGGTGACCGGGACGGTTGCCGCCGGTTCCGGAAACATCGGGACCGGGAAAGCCATCGTATCCGTCCTCGATCACGACGGCGTCCAAATGGACTACGTCGTCCCAGAGGTCGTCACCGCTCGGGTTACAGAAGACGCCGTCCACGACGGGCTGACGGCCGGCGAAGAGTTGTTTCTGATTAAAGGCCAGCTTGATAACGGGAACCCGTTGGCCTACGATTGGCCCAAGGGCTCGTCTGCCGAAGTTGAATACATCACATCGGACCCCAGCCTTGACGCCGACGACCTCTGCCTGTTGACCAACGGCGGCTTTGAAGAGTTTACGGTCGCCGACACCCCCGATAACTGGCCGATCTCGGTTGGCACAGCCGGGGTAACTATTTTTGAGGGAACCGGGGCCTCGAATATCTATCGCGGGGGGTCGTCCCTTGAGTTCAGGGGGACCGCCGGCCTGGTCCTCGATGAAATTTACCAACAGTTTGACATCTCGACTGGAACCCTTGGCGTGTTGGCCGCCGGGACTGTTTACGGGGTCAACCTCTTCCACAAGGTTTCGGCGGTCCCTGCTGCCGGGGTCCTTAAGATAGAGTTGACCGACGGAACCGGCACAGTCGTCAACGATAACGCCGGGACCCCGAACGTTATCAGCCAGACCCTTTCGACTTCGACAACCAGCTTTACCCCGATTCAAGGGTTCTTCCGAACTCCGACCGTCCTCCCGGCGGCCCTCCGTATCCGAATCCGGCTGACGACCGCCATCGATGACGGGAAGTCGGTCTTCTTCGACGACGCCTGTGTGGTGGAAGGCCAGCAGTTGTATGCCGGCGGCCCTTACGTGGCCATCTTCCGGGGGTCGGCGAATTTCGTGGACGGGGACTTCTTCACCTTCACGATGGCCAACGACTACGTTACCTTGGGGAAGTGGCAATTCTTGGCCGATAGGTTCTTCGGCATGAGGGCCCTTGGTGTCCAGCTTCCTTCGGTGGCGGCGGGTAACACCATCGCCGAGGGCTTGGTGGTCTAACAAAAGGGGAGATATGGGCCGGCAGATTAGAGCGAAGCTAACCAAGATTCTTCCCCAGATAAAAGATGCCTTGGTTAAGACCCTTAAGTTCCCCCCCGAACGGGTTCATTACTGGGCCAGGACCTCTCCCTTGACCCATTTTGAGGCCGAGGCCGAGGTCTTCATCCAGGTCTATGAAGAAGGCAAAGTTGACCAACAAGAGGACGCCACCGGGCGTGTCTCTTGTTGGGTCAACCGCCGGATCGGGGTCTGGTGTTGTACCCGTGTGGCCCTTGACGAAGCCAACACCGACGAAGTCCTCTTGCTTCACCCCGAAAGGGGCCTCTTGGTCCTGGAACAACAGGTCTGGGAAGCCCTGATGATGCTCCACCCCGCTCAAGATGACGGCGACCTTTTAACCATCCAACCGGTGTACTACCTCGGGTCATCGACCCCCGACCGGGAACTCGGCTTGGTCCTCCCTATCGGGTGGATCGGGTCGGTGATGTTCTTCCAGATTTCATTCGAGCGGAAGGCCGACCAATCCAAGCAATAAAGGGGTCTCCCCTTTTGTTCGCTTTAAGGGGCTTTGATGTTAAAGTACGCAGGTGTTTGCCTTGGGCTTGAGACCCCGGAGATAGCCGACTGGATTCGTCGGCGGATTTCCGTCGGGGATGCCTATGACTTCGCCCGTCGTCAGTGGGCGGCCGGTCACGGGTTCACGGTTGACAAACAAGTTGAGATCGGTCGCCTTTACTGGCCGGCCGGGGCGACATCGTGGGCGGCCGCCCATTACGTTTGCTCGGCTGAGATGTTGGCCGGCATCGAGCCGTTGACCAACGGCTCCTCTGGTATATGGGTTCCCCAGCCGTTGGAGCTTACTTGGTACGACGAACAAAATGACCTCCGGGGAGAGATCGCCCCGCTGATGTACATGTTGCCGGCCCGTCCCCTTGGAATCGTCCCCGGTTCCGAAGGGAAGGCCCTTTGGCTCATTACCTTGGTGGACGAACGGTTTCTGTGGTGGTCGAGGTTCCTTGGCAAGGTTTCCGTCGTTGACAAGGTGACGACGTGGGGGGACATCTTCGGCGTCCTCCAGGCCGCCTTGTCCCCGTTTCCAACCGGGACATGGGTTCAAGACCCCATCGACGCCGCCTACCTACAGCCGTTTGACCTCTTTGAAATCAGCTACCAGCCGGTTCCCCCGATCTTGGAAGTGGCCGCTTACATGGTTGGCCAGCGGGTGGCCCGCCAGCTTGATGGGACCGTTCACCTTTACAACCCCGATGTCGCCGAAGCTGACTTTGAAATCCAGCTAGCTCGGGCTCAGTGTGCCAACCTCCCGGCTTCAGCGGGTGCCCTCTGGAGGGCCCACAGCGGCGGCCTATTCGCTGCGAATGAATCACACGTCCGTTCCCCGGCCGATTATAAATGCCTTTACCCGAAGTATAAGAAGACCTCCCAGGCGTCCCCGAATGACTGGGCCCCGATCACCGACCCCGACCCGTCCCATCAGCATCTTCAGTACGAGCAAACGACCACGGGGGCCGGGAACATCGGGACGAAGATGTTCAAATCCGTGGTCGCCGCCGAATACCCCGAGGGGTCCGACGGAGCCGGGGCCCCCGATAACGTCATCGCGTTGACGAATTGTACCGCCAAGTTCGCCGTCGATTTCGACCAATGGTCCGGCCGCCGATATATCGACCTCAAGGTAGTCGGGGTGATGGACTGGAAGATCGAGCCGGGCTCTGGGCAGGTCAACTGGTTGTATCGGAAGGAAGAGGTCTCAACTCGAATTCAACCGTCGGAGATCGTGGTCGCCGACTATCGTTCCGGCTCAGGCGGCCCGACTGGGCCAACCGGCCCCACGGGATATACCGGGCCAACTGGGGTCACGGGATATACTGGCCCGACTGGATATACCGGGCCAACCGGATATACAGGACCCACGGGATATACCGGGCCAACCGGATATACAGGACCCACGGGATATACCGGGCCAACTGGGGAAACGGGGCCAACTGGGCCGTGTTGTACTGGCCCAACTGGGCCAACTGGGGAAACGGGTCCCACCGGTCCTACTGGGCCAACTGGACCAACTGGTCCAACTGGTCCTACGGGGCCGACCGGTCCCACTGGGCCGAATTGGGTCATTAACGGTGGCCTTCGTGGGGACGGATCGGCTCCCAACCCCCTTCGCACAGACGGGTCCTCTGGCAGCTTAATCGAGTCGGGGAACAACCCAGCTACGTCGGATTGGAAGATTCAAAGAGGCGGAGGTTTGAGGGGGGACGGTTCTGAAACCAACTTCCTTCGCACAGACGGGTCAGTCGGGGGCTTGATTGAGTCAGGGACCAACCCAGCTACGTCGGATTGGAAGATTCAGCGGGGAGGGGGCCTTAGAGGCGACGGTAGCGAATCTAACTTCCTTCGCACAGACGGGTCAGTCGGGGGCTTGATTGAGGCATGGAATGACCCCGCTGTTAGCGACTGGAAGATTCAAAGGGGAGCCGGGCTATCTGGCGACGGGTCTGTGGCCGACCCCTTGAGGGCATCGGTTCCCGAGGGTCCGACTGGTCCCACGGGGACAACTGGTCCCATTGGATCGGTTGGGGAAACGGGGCCAACTGGACCAACTGGGCCAACTGGCCCCACGGGACCGACGGGCCCGACTGGGATAACTGGACCTACTGGACCTACTGGACCTAATAACGTAAATGTCGTTTTTTGGTTTGAAAGGTTTGTCTAATGGCTGCCAACACGTCCCCAATTTTCGTCCTTACTCCCAAGCGACCTCAAGTTCGCATAGCTACCGCCAACACCGCTCGTGACGGAACGGGGACACTAGGGACCTTGGTTATAGTAGGTGCCAACGGGGCCTTTTATAAGGGTATCCGAATTCAGGCCGAAGGCACGACTACGGTCGGTGTAGTCCGGTTGTTTAATCAAGTCGCGGGGTCTGGAAATTTTGAGTTAATTAAGGAATTTCTAATCCCTGCTCTCACTCCATCTACATCTATTGAAGCGGCCTCTTATGAATGGTTTCCCCCCGCTGGATTAGTTTTTGGGGCCGCTGATGTCGTGAAGTGTTCCACTCATAACGCTGAAACATTCTCAGTTGCCCTTGACGGCGGGGGAGATTACTAATGGAAAGCGGATATGGGCTCGCTGGGGGACAATCGGGCCGAGTGGGAGAGTACGGGCTGAAACTCATAAATACCCAAATTTTTACCGATACCACGGGGACCTATTATTGGACCAAACCACCTGGAGCTAAACTGGTTGTTGTTGACTTGGTTGGGGCAGGGGGAGGGGGTGGCGGCGGCAAAGGCGGGGCCACGCTTACTACCCGAACAGGCGGTTCCGGCGGAGGCGGGGGGTGTCGTAGTAAATATGTTTTCAACGCCGAGGACCTGGCTTCTCAAGAGTTGGTTGTTGTCGGAGCCCTTGGAGCCGGCGGGGGGAGCGGGGCTGGGGGAAATACAGGGGGGGATACCATATTTGGAACGACACCAAAGTTGTGGGCCTACGGAGGCGGACCAGGTTGGCAAGGCAGCGCTTCGATATCTACAAACTTGGGGGGCGGAGGCGGGGGAGTTATGGGAGCAGGGGGACAGGGAACGGGATTGGGTTCTGCCTATTCTCAAGGTGGCCCCCCTAATATCGTCAACGCCCCTGGTTTAGGGGGAGGAGGGGCCGCTTGCGGTACAACGGTACTCCCAGGGGCAACCCTCCCAGCGGGGTATCCCGCTGAATTTGGAGGAGGATCGGGTGGCCATTCGGGGTTACTAGCCGGAGGTAATGGATCAAGTCAAGGCGGGTGCTCTCAATGGGGCGGCGGCGGCGGCGGCGGGGCCGGCGGGGCCACGGTAGCAAACGCTCAATCTATTGGTTCAGCGGGGGGAGACAACGACATCGGAGTTACCGGCGGAGGAGGGGCCTTGGGTCCCGCCACAGGTGCCGGAGGGGCCGGGGCCGCTGGGAATAACATCCGAAGCGGGCAGGGTGGCGGTGGGGGAGGAGCTACGGCGGCCGGAACCGGGGGAGCCGGGGGAGCCGGAGGCATCCCGGGAGGCGGGGGTGGTGGCGGTGGCGGTGGGCTTACCACCGGCGGGGCGGGCGGCGGAGGGGCAAGGGGGGAAGCCCGGATTTACACCTATGCCTAGTTACCAAAAGGGGGAACTCTTTCTGAATACTTGGAATTTCTCCCTTGACAAGTTATAATGTCCGTGGTACGGCTTACATTTGTAAGGAAAATGATGACAAATTTCTGGACTTGGCTTCTGGTAGCGGTCGCCGTCGGGGCCTCAGTCGGCGGAGACGAAACCCCCGATAAGACGCCGGCTCAATGTTCCCTCCCGGCTTCCCTTCGGTTGAAAAATTGTGGGGGCTCAGACGGGGCCGGCCTTTGTGTCTTCACGTCCATCGCCCATTCGGCTCGATACCAAGATGTCCCCCTTCTCATGGATTTTCGGGATTGGATGAAGAAGTACCCCGGCGGCGGGTATCCTGAAAAGGTTGACCAGATGGTTGAACGGCTCTGTAAGGAGAAAAGGGCCACCAAACCCAAGTACCTCCAAGTTCAGGGCAACGACGTTGAGATTCTCAAGGTGGCTTGTCGATCTGGAAAGATGCCTTCAATTACTTATTGTTGGTCCCCTACCGGTCGATACCGTGGAACCGTTGCTCATATGGTCAACCTTGTTCATGTTGACAACAAGTGGTGGGGTATCTTGGATAACAACTTCCCGGAGAACATCGAATGGATGAACGAGACCGAGTTCAAGAGGGCCTACCTGGGGAAGGGCGGGGGATGGGCGGTCATCCTCCTGAATCCTGGGCCCCCTCCTATGCCGACCAATTAACGGGGTGGGTCTTCTTCCTCGCGGCTTTGGGATGTTTCGTGATCGCCGCCGTTTCGTCATGTTATCAGCCGCCCGATGTCTGAGGCCCCGGCGGGTGTCCTCCAAGTTTGGAGTCAGGTCGATGAAGACATTTATGAGTCTGCCCCTTTTGGTTGCCCTCGGTTTGATGTCCCTCGGTCACAAAGTTGAAGCCGGCTGAGGGCCTGGTGGCTGTCCACCGGGGGTTTCCCCGATGGAGCCCGTCCGTGTGACGGGACAGGTGACCGGGTGGTATAAAGCCGGCGGCCAACATGTCGGCTGGCTGTACTACTGGCTGGATCAATACTACGGCGGCGGGGTGGTCGCCTGGTATCACCCCAAGACGGAGGAATTCTACGCCGTCGTGGGGGACAAGTTGGTGAAAACTCGGCCGCCGTGGGTTAAGGTCCCCGTTAAAGTCGCCGACGGCCCCAAGGTGAAAGAGGGCCCGGTGGACAACTTCGGGGTCGATGTCGATAAACTTCGCCCGGTCGAGCGGCCTCGATATGTCGTCAACGGCCGAGAGGTTTCCCGAGAAGAGGCCCTGGCGGCCGCCGACGGGAAGCTGGAAGATGACTCGGTGAAATGGCGGCTGACCTTTATCGGCCCCGATCAATTCCGGGCCCAGGTCTACGAAGCCTATTCCGCCCTCCCGGCCGGGCCGTTTACCCAGAATGTCCTACTTTCCGGGTATCAGGCGACCGACTGGCAAATTAAGAGGTTTGAACTCGATGTTTCAGAGAAGTTCAAAGGCTCTGGGAAAGCCCTGATCTTTCAGGCCCCCGGCGGAAAAGTGGTCCATATCCAATATGACTTCAAGCCGGCCGATATGGTCCTCTTGGCCGCCAACTTCGATCCGAATAAGGTCCCGGACCTCCGTACCCCAGCTAAGGTTGACTTCGCTGCCATCTGGAAATGGGTTACAGAGGGACGGGACTTCTCATGGCTGCCGCCTTGGTGGGCCATCTTGCTAGGGGGGATTGGTGTCTTCTTGTTCTTTAGGAAACGGAGCAACTGATGTCTCTTGAAACAATCCTTGCCTATGTCGCCGCCTTGGCGGCGGGTTGGGCCGTCCGGTATTTCTTCCCCGGTCTCGGGGTCCGGGACCCCAACGCCGCCGAACCCGAGGTTTACATCAAAGGTCGCCCGGTCCTTGACCTCTGTGTGCGAGAAGCCCTGAAACGGTTTGGCGGCAACGTCCTCGCTCGGGCGGCCATCATCGCCGAAGCCGAGGCCATCGATAAGGTGTTGGACGAACTCAAGGTCCCGGAGTTGGGCAACATCGCTCCGGTGGTTCCCCCGGTGGTGAAGTAATGAAAACCCTGTTTTTGACCACGTTTTGGGTTCTTTACACCGGGGCCATGTTGGCGGTGGCCCCGGTGACGTTCAAGTTCTGCCCGTGGGTGGCCACCCAGGCCCTTGAAAACATGGAGGCCCAGAAGACGAAGCTACTTCAACTTCAAGTCTTGAATGCCTCCCTTTTGATCTGCCCCCGGGATAAGGAGTCCCCTTGCGGGGCCGGGGTCGAGGGCCTGGTAGACGGCCTCCCGGTTATCGTCACCGCCGCCCATGTTGTCGATGAAATTATCGGCTGCGACGCCGGCAGGAAGTCGGGGTCGATGACGATATTTGACGACGGCCCGTATATCTTCGTCCGCCAGGATACCGACCACGGGGTGGTCACCAGACGAGCCCGGTTGGCGGTCTTTTCCCCGAATTCGGAAGCCGGCCTGGATTTGGCCCTGTTTATCCCAGAGGTCCCGTCGGCTTTCGTCCTCTACCCCTTTGACCCCCTGGTTACCCCCACGGCCGGGCAAGAGGTCTACTTCTCCGGGTACCCGTGGGGGATGCCCCTGGTAGAGCGGGCGGTTGTCGCCCACCCCGATACCCCGGTCGCCCATAGATGGGGCAAGAAGTGCCTGGTAATCCAAGGCCGGGGGTGGTATGGGTCCTCGGGGTCCGGGGTTTTCGCCTGGACGGGGCGGGCCTTCCGGTTGACGGGTATAATTCAGTGTGCCGCCGACCCTGGGAGCCACCCGGCTCCGCCCCTGGGTTGCAGGGGGGCGTCGGCCTTGGAGGCGTTGTTCTCATGTTTCCTTCGGGAGTGTGTCAAATGAAGGCCCTGTTACTTTTGGTTGCCTTGACCCTTGGGGTCGGCTGTAGCAACTGTTGCAAGGACTGCGACAAAGATAGCCCGTGTGAGTCCGATAACACCGTTGGAGCGGGTTGTGGTTGCTCCCCGACCTGTACCTGCTCCCCGTCATGTCGTTGTAAGACTTGACCGACTTGTTGTCAAAAGGCTCCGGGCAGGTCTTGCCCGTGTAAACGTAAGTAAGGTGAGAATGGAAAGCGAACCAACTTCGGCCCCCCCTGGCTCTGCGGAGAAGTTAGCTGTATTCAAGCGACGACGCGAGGCCAGGTTGCCGCTTTTCAGCTCACTGGATGCCAAAGACCCCCTCGGTGAAGACTTGTTCGACCGGGGGGTTTTTTTTGTCCCGTTGCCCAAGGACCTCGAATCCCACAAAGAGGTCAACTACCGCCGATACCGGGCGGCCAAAAGGGGGAAGCTAGATGAAGCTGGTAACGTTTGAACAAGGGTCGGAGGAATGGCTTATCTGGCGTTCTTGTGGCATCGGGGCCTCTGATGCCGCCGCCATCTTGGGGGTGTCCCCTTGGCAAACCCGGGAACAGCTTTTGGCCCACAAGGTTCGTCATCGGCATTGTCGAGATCGGGTTTCTGATAAAAACAAAACGGAGTCGATGTTGAGGGGAACCCGGATGGAGCCGGAAGCCCGTCAGGCATATATTGACCTCACCGGCATCGAGGTGACCCCGGCTTGTGTTATCCATGAGACGTACCCTTGGATGAGGGCTTCCCTTGACGGCCTCTCTCGGGATGAAAAAACTGCCGTCGAGATCAAGTGTGTCAACAAAGATGACCACCGGTCGGCGGTCGAGGGGTTGGTCCCGACGAAGTATTGGCCCCAAGTTCAACATCAACTGCTGGTAACGGGGCTTCCTCGGCTTCATTACTGGTCGTTTTCGACTTCCACGACCTTTATCTCAGAGAACAGGAAGGCGTTGGTCGTGGTGAAAGCCGACGCCGACTACATGAGCTACCTGTTGGAGGGGGAGCAGAAGTTTTGGGACGATTTTTTAGAAAGGACGAAGAAATGACGACCTTGGAGGTAATCCTGGGGGTTCTCGTCATCTGGCTTGTTTTGAACGCCTTCCGATGACATTTATTTCCCCCTTTTGGGCAAAATTTTACCCTTGTCGGTTGACAAGGGTATTTTTTTGTACTATGGTTGAGTGTTGACACCGAGACCGGCCGCCAAGGGATGTTCAACGGCCGGGTAACTCCAGTTATAGCATGTTTCTGGACGGGTCAACGGATACCTGTAATTCAAAGGCAGAATACCGACGTCGTTCGGATACGGGGCGTTCGATACCCCCCAGGTGTTTTGATGACAAAACGTGAGTTGTTGAAGGAATTGGAGCCGTTTCCCGAAGATGTTGAAATCTTAATACGCGGTTGTCGTAAGTTGTTTCAACGACGTTCCGTGCTAACGGTTCAAGTCGAGTGGTTGACGAAAACTGTTAAGTACGGGTGGGGTAACTCTAGTTTTGGAGACATTCCAACAAGAACGGTGGTGATAAATTGAACGTCTACCAAGTGTACACCTACATCGGGCCGTTCAACGTCAAAGGGCGGTGGCTTGGGTATGTCTTCGCCTTCGATGTCCCGACCGCTTACGGTGAAGCGGCTCGGAAGTGGCCCGGAACGGTGGTCGTGGTCGAAAAGGGAGGCTCGGAAGTATATGGGCAAAATCCAAACTGACCGCGAGTGTAAGCGGTGTGGAGACCTTCAAGCATCGGCGGGGAAGTTGTATTGCACCTATTGTGAGTGGCGGGTGTTGGAGGAATTGAAGGCCAAAGGCTACCTGGAACCTGTGCCGGATCGAAGCCGTCGCCACCGGGCCGCCGATTTGCCGATTTCTCGCCCGAAGTATTGTGGGTTAATTCAACTTCGTCGCTTTTGTCGGGCGTTTAATGTTGACTTGGTTCTGCCAACTTGGTAGGGAGGGATTATGACGGAAATTGTATCTGTGACATCGGCTGTCCCGATGGAAGACGTGTTGGTTCGGGGGGACCTCAAGAAGTTGACCCCGAATCAGCGGCTTTCATACTACGTCCAGCTTTGTGACAGCTTGGGGCTGAATCCAGCTACCCGGCCGTTTGAGTACCTGGAGTTGGACGGCAAATTGGTGTTGTACGCCCGGAAGGACTGCACCGACCAGCTACGAAACCTCAGGAAGATCAGCCTTTCAGTGGTGTCGTGTGACATCGACAAAGAGGCCGGCGTCGTCACCGCGAAAGTGAGGGCCGAGTGCCCCGATGGGCGAAGGGACGAAGCCTGTGGCTCGGTTGGCGTTGTCAAACAGGTCACCGAAACAGTTGAAGAAGATCGAGACGGTAAAAGGGTTAAGAAAACAGTGGTGGTGGACACCTTGTTGCGGGGGGGGCTCCTCGCCAACGCCATTATGAGGGCCGAGACCAAAGCCAAGCGAAGGGTCACCCTTTCGATCTGTGGCCTCGGGTTTACTGATGAATCCGAGATCGAGTCCATTGGCCCGATGGCGAAGAAGGCCCCGCCGATAGGGGAGGAAACCAAGGACGCCATCACCGCCCTGTTGGGCGGCCTCCCCACCGTCGCCCAGCTAAAGCAGTACGACTGCTTGGCTTTGTCGGACATGAATCAAGATCAGGCAACTCACTTCCTTTCCATTTTGAGGAGTTTGAAGTTATGAGCGTCACCTTGACTCCAGAGGGCGACTACGTTGCCCGAATCACCGGCTGGCAGTTTGGTCTCAACCAAAAGGGGACCCACGAGTTGGACCTTCGGTGTCTGATCCTTGGGTCCCCGGTGGTTGAAAACGACGTCAACCAAGGGATCGAAGAGTTTGAGGGAGGGCCCCTTAAGCGGACGGTGTTTGAATACATCACCGACAAGACGGTGGATCGGGTCAAACGAGACTTGAAGGCCATCGGCTACGACGGCGACTTCTCTGGGAAGTCGTTCACCCCTGGAAACGCCGCCTCGTTCGATTTCGTCAACCAGGCGGCCGTCAAAGATGGCGGCCTGTTCCTGGTCCACTGTGGCCACGACGAATATCAGGAAAAGGTTCGGGAGCGGTGGACCATCGTCACCCGGCGGCTTAGTGGGATGAATCGAGAGGGGTTCTCTCAATTCGATTCCTTGTTTTCTGAGCCATCGACCACGGTGGAAGGGGGTAACGGGGACTCCTCCCGTTTTCCCGACTAAACGACCGCCTAGAGGTCCTGCTGGGGAAGCTAAATGCCTCCCCGGTGGGGCCAGGGCGGTGGGCGGCCCTTTGCCCGGTTCACAAGGACGCCAACGCTTCGTTATCGATTCGTCCAGACCCCGAAAACGGGGCCATATTGGTCAAATGCTTCGGCGGATGTCGAACTCAAGACGTCTTGGGGGCCGTCGGGCTGACTTTCTCGGATTTGTTTGGAAGCGGTGAAATTATGTCAGGCGTTGCCCCACGAGTTGAACCCCGGACCTTGGAGTTGTACCGGTTGTGGACGAAGGCGTACACTTACTTGATGTCTTCCCTCCCGGAGCCCACGAAGCGGCAACAAGAAGACCTATGCCGTCGCGGGTTGTCTTCCGAGTTCATCCTTAAGAATTACCGGTCGCTGACGTTTCCTACGGGGTTAAAGGCCGTCGAGGATTTGAAGGCCCGCTTTGATTTCGATGACGAAGCCCTTAGTCGAATCCCTGGGTTGGTGTTGACCCCTTCTGGTCAGTATCGCCCGATTGTGGACGAGGGGTTAGTTATCCCAGTTCGGGGATGGGGCGGGGAGGTCAACGCCCTCCAAGTCCGAACCGGGGTAGCGGGGGCCAAGTACGTCACCTTGTCTGGCGGCCCGGCGGGGTCTGTCGGGTGTCCCCCCCATTTGGTACATTCCTCTCGAAGGCGTTGTAGGGTGGTCGAAGGCCCCATGAAGGCCGACATCTGTTTCAACCTCCACCCGACGTTTGGGGGATGTATCGGCCTCTTGGGGGCCTCTAGCTGGAGGGAAGCCCTTCGGCCTATTGAGGCCAACAAGATCGAAACGGTTTACTTGTGTTTCGATATGGACAAGCATCAAAAGAACGGGGTCCTGAAAGCTGAACGGCAACTTGGCGAAGAGTTGACCCGACGTGGGGTCAACGTCTGGGTTTCCGAGTGGGAGGAAAAATTCAACGGCCCCGATGAAGCCATCAAAGCCGGGGCCTGTGTTTCTTACAAGATTTACGAAGAGGTACACCATGAGTAAAGAAAAGAGCATGGGGGACCGATACGAGCGAAAGACGGTGTCGGCCCTTTTGGACATCGGGGTGGCCGCCCGGCGGACCCTTCTCTCCGCCCAAGCTGGCCGCCATGAGGGGGCCGACGTCGCCGCCCAAGTTCCCGGTTACGGGCCCCTTCAAATTGAAGTGAAGTCTCGAACCGGGGCCAGGGGGTGGGCTGGGCTCAAGAAATGGATCGAACACAAGGACTTGTTGGTCCTATGTGAGCCCAATAAGGACCCCTTGGTTGTGATGCCTTGGTGGGTATTTAAGGGCTTCGTCGTATCTCTTCGACCAAAGGACTCGTTCAATTTTTCGGAAGCCATTGATAGGGCCCCAGTTCGATGCGAGCCGGGTCATACCGAAGAGGAGTAACCATGAAGACGCCGACGGTTGAACTACCTTGGGATTATACCCCCCTTCAAGGGGACGTGATCGCCTTCGATACCGAAACCGAGATAGTGGACCTTTCTCGGGAAATCCCCTGGATGGTTTGCCTTTCGGCGTCAGATGGAGTTCGGTCGGTCGTCGTCTTCCCGGACCAACTGGGTACATTTTTGTGGACACATCGAGATGTCTCATGGGTTGGGTTCAACGTCGCCTTCGATTGGTGGGTCGTCAACGAGATGTTGGCGGCCGCCGACCGCGAAACATGGACTCAAATGGCCGACCGTGGGGCCTTTAGGGATGTTATGATCCTCGATCAGCTTGTCCGGCTGGCCGAGGGGTCCCCCGATATTCATAATCGAAATTTGGCAACCGTGGCGGGGGAACGTTGCGAAATACAGCTATCGAAGGTTGACGCAGTTCGACAAGGCTTTACAAGAAGTATGGTCGAAACCTATGCCGACCCCAAGTGGGGGGACTTCTGGCAGTATTCCGCCGACGACTCGTTCGCCACCTATTCGGCCTTCCGAGTTGTCGAAGCGGCGGCAATTCAAAAGGAAGCCGACATCCCGATAGGTATGAAGGGCTCCCCCTTTGTTCACGGCCGGTTGTCTGAACAGCTTCATATCAAGGCCGCCATCGCCTTGGCTCAGGCTACCCGTACTGGGATGGCTGTAGATTTAGCCACGGTCGATCAGGCCAAGGTCCGTTTAGAAAACGAGGTCTCCGGGCTGTTGGTATACCTGAACTCGGCTCACCCCGATCTGTTTCATAGGTATAAGACCGGGGCCATACAAAAGACCCCCGGAACCGGGCTCCCGAAGATGAAGACCGACTACCTCCGGTCTTATTTAGGTAACCTGGCCCTAGAACACGGGTTAATTCCGCCGCTGACGGAAAAGACCAAACAGATTCAAACGTCGGTGGAGTGGTGGGTAACAAATCTCCCCAATGACCCCTTGGTGGCTTCATGGGGGAAAATTCAAGAAAATGCCAAGTTGCTTCAGTTTTTGGTTAAACTGAAGGACACCCCGGAAGTTCACCCGTCATATCGGGTTTTGGTTCGTTCCGGTCGCACGTCGGCGGCGACCCCAAATATCCAACAGATGCCACGGGAGCCGTGGTTTAGGGCGATTTTTACCGCCCGGCCGGGGAAAACATTGGTGGTGGTCGATTACTCGGCCATCGAGCTTCGGACGTTGGCGGCGGTGTTCTTGGCCAGAGGGGTTACATCAAAGCTGGCCGAAACCATGATCGCCGGGAGGGAACCCCATTGTTACACAGCGGCCTTGGTTAAAGGGATGTCTTACGACGACTTCTTGGCGTTAAAGGACTCCGACCCCCATGAGTATAAGAAAGCTCGGCAGGCCGCCAAGGCGATCAACTTCGGGGTCCCCGGCGGGTTAGGGGCCCTTAAACTAAGGGCGTATGCCCAGGCCAACTACGGGGTAAATATCTCCATCGAAGAGGCCCGAGAATTCCGAACCAAGCTGATTACAGAAGTTTACCCCGAGTTCTCGTGGTGGTTGTCTGACTCAGTTCAAAGCCGGCTTTCGTTGTCCTTGGGCTGTTCGATAGAGGACGCCGAGAAGGTTTTTGGTTCCGACAAGCCGTCGTGGGGTGACCCGTCAGACGGCCCGGTGGCCCAAGTGGTTAAAGGGGCCCCGCTAAAGGTTGACAAGACCCCCTTTAGCCCGTTTTTTGTCGAAGCAGTTTGGACTGGGCTGGCGGCCTTGGTACAACATCCAGATAGCTTGATCGGGCGAGCTATCCGAGATAGGGTATCGGGAAGCTGGCTTCACGAGAAGTTGTTCATGCTGCCAAGTGTGACCTTGACCGGGCGTTCTAGGGGCCGGTGTCAATACGGGGAATACCGCAACACTCAGTTTCAAGGGCTGGCCGCCGACGGGGCCAAGGTAGCCCTCTGGGAGTTATCCCAAAAGGGGTACACCGTGGCGGCCTTTATCCACGATGAAATCGTGGTCGAAGCCGACCTCGATAAGGCGACCGAGGTTGAAATTGAGGTATCGAACATAATGAAGGCGTCGATGAGTTCCGTCCTTTGTTGTCCCATCCCGGTCTTGGTGGAATCTCATATTGGTCGGGAGTGGGCTAAGGGGTAACTATGGAAGACTACATCTTGGCTCTTCGGGAGTTGACCTTTCAAGACCTGACGGCCTCTTATCGGGATCAAGTCGGGCTGTATGGGAAGAGCCCGTCCGTCAATTCGTTGGCTGACGTCATAAGTCGATGGGAAAAGCACCCAGATGACATGTATGGCCTGGGGTTGTTTGCCCCCAGCGGGGTGTTGGCGGCCACGATGGTGACCTCACTTCACGACGACTTGGTGAACATCCGCCACCTTCACCTTTGTTCCGAAGTTCGGGGCTGTACGGCCCTTGAACGGCTGGTTTCCGAACTTTGTGACCAAGTTGAACGAAAGGGGTTCACCCGCGTGTGTGTGGTCCTTCGGCCGATTCAACTGGACACCCAAGAGGCATTCCGGGCCGTTGGATTTAAGTTGGAGAAACGGCTTCATATGTATTTCGGGGACGACAACGGGTACTTGTTTTTGAAACAGATGGAGGCGGTAGCATGAAAAGGGTTTACATCGCCGGCCCGATCACCAACGGCGGCAGCGGCCCCATTCAGTGGGAAAACGTGGATCGGGCAATGGACGCCTCTTCGATTTTAATTCATCAAGGGTTCGCCCCCTTATGCCCAGCTCTGACCGCTTACCAGGCCCTTCGGTTGGAAACCGACGACGACATCCCTCCAATAAGTTGGGACCAATGGCTCCGGGTAGATAAAGAGTGGCTTCAAATGGCGGGGGCGGTCGTCCGATTAAATGGCCCGTCCAGGGGGGCGGACGAAGAATGTCGGTGGGCAACCGAGTGGGACATCCGGGTATATATGGGGTTGGAGGCATTTCTTTGCCGGCAGCCGTTATTCAACGGGAAGTTGCCCGTCCTTGACGACGTAGTTGACCCGAAGACGGCGGCTTGGGTTCGTCGGGTGGATGGCACCCAAGCCAACGGTGTGCAAAGGTTTCAAGATTTATTTACCTATAGCACGGGGGTAACGGAGTGATGGCCAGCTTTACGGGTAAAGATGGGATGACTACCAGGGATGTCTTCGTAACCAAAGACAGCGGGGAACGGGAACAGTTTGAGACCGGGATGGTGAGGGACACGCAAAAGGATAAAGGGGACTTCTCCCTGCTTCCCTATTACCCCCTCCTCCGGGTGGCCCAGCTTTATGAGCGAGGGGCCGCCAAATATGATCGAAATAACTGGAGGAAGGGGGCCCCCTTTAGTCGAACTCTGTCCTCCCTTCGTCGTCACGCCTGTCAGATAGGGGAAGAGTTCACCGAGGACCACCTGGCCGCCGTGGTGTTCAACGCTTTCGAGCTTATGGAACACGGGCATATGATAGAAGACGGGGCCCTCGATCACAAGTTCGACGACATCGGGTTACTACGGAGGCAAGATGACCAGACGAGTGATAAAGGCCCCGGAGAACGACAACCAGCAACGGAAACAGGAGTTGATTCAAAGGGCGATGGCTCTTCGGGTAAGCGGGCTGACCTACAAGGAAATCAGCTCAGAGTTGGGAGTCGTCTCTACGACCTCTGTAGCCAAGTTGTTGGACCAGGGGCTTAAAGCCCGTCAAGCCGAGTTGTCAAAGCTCGGGGGTAAACTTGTTGCCCTTGAAGACCAACGGCTCGATAAATTGTGGGCAGTTTGGTATCCCCGGGCTCTCGACTCCGAAAAGGAAAACGTCAAAGCCGTCGAAGTCTGTTTGTGGATCATGGAGCGACGGGCGAAGATGTTCGGTAGCGACCAGCCGACGAAATCTGAAGTCAAGCTGACTTACGAACAGATGCCCATTGAGCAGCTTATTGAGCGAGCCAAACAAGTTGGGGTCGAGATACCGGTGGAGCTAATTCAAGGGCGGCCGCCGTCGAGGAAGTTGTTGCCGCCGCCGCCGGTTGACACCGTGGACGCCGAGTACGAGGTCAAAAATGAAGCAGGAGTGTAGTCAAGCCGATTTGGCCGAACAAGTTAAGATCGCCGAAGCCCTTCGACTCCGGGCGGCCAAGACTTCCTTCATGGCCTTTCTTCGGGATTGGATCATCGACTGCCGACCGGAACCGAGGCCGTTCCTATCGGTAGCCGACCCTTGGCAAATCGAGATCGCTCAAGTTATGGCCCCCCGGCTGGAATACGTCGCCGGGTTGTCGAGGACGACCTCGGCCCCCAGAAATTTCCTCTTGGTGATGCCCCGTGGTCACGACAAGACTTCGATGGAAGCCCGGGTTGCCTTATGGCTTCTGATGGCCTCCAAGAGAAAAATCGCCATCGGGGCGGCGGCGGCCGACAAGGAACAGATTGAGCTACTCCGGGAATCCATGCTTTCCGAGTGCGGGTTGAACGCCTGGAGTCGAGATCGGGTCCGGTTTCATCAAGATTACGTTCGAGGGCTCGAAACCGGGTCATACATCAAATTCCATTCCTCCGACGCCCCGTCGGCCTACGGGCAGTTGTGCGACTTTTACATCTTCGACGAGTTGACCAACTGGAAAAACCAAGAACTCTTCGACGCCCTTTACTCGGGCACCAAGAAACGGCCTGGATCGGGGCTGGTCATCATCACCAACGCCGGGGTTAAGAAGGCCCGAGACGGGAAGCTAACCTGGCAGTGGGACCTTTACCAGCTTTCCCTTCGGCGGCAAGGGGCCAACTGGTGGTATACGAAATCTGTCCCCCCGGGGGAGCTATGGGCCTCGTGGCTGGACAAGGCCGACTTCATGGAGTTAGCCCAGTCGATGACCCCCGGGGAAGCCCGTCGGGTTCTACGAAATGAGTGGATTGACGAATCCGAAGACACCGAGTGGGTGTCCCCCGGGGAAGCGGCCGCCTGTGTCAACATGGAGATGACTTACCAGGAAGCGGGGGTCCCCGGTATCCAATACGTCGGGGCCATCGACTACGGCCCCAAAAGGGACCGAACGGTTTTGGTGATCGGACATAAAGACCACGAGAGACATATTGTCATAGACCGGATGGATGTCTGGCAGGGGTCCCCCGAGGCCCCTGTTCCGATAGCGGACGTGGAAGCCTGGATCGAGTACGTCCACACGGCCTTTAACTGCCCGACCATCGTTTGCGACACCTACCAACTAGAGGGCACGGTCCAGAAGTATGAAACCCTTCTTCCTATCACCAGGTTTGAACCCCGAGGGGGGAAGTCAAACTACGAGATGGCTGAAACCCTTCGTACTTATGTCGTCAACAGCCGGATTCATTGGTATCCAGGTTGTGGTTCACTTTTGGGACCAAGCGGCATCGAATGCCTTCACGACGAAATGGGGGCCCTTGTTGTCAAGCGGATGGTTTACGGATATCGGTTCGACCACGAAAGCGGTCGCCACGACGACCGGACTGTCGCCGTGGGGATGATGGCCTTGGAGTTGGCCAGAGATGTCTACTCCTGTGCCTGGGTTCCTGGAACCTCTGTGGTCAAGCCGGCGACCCCGCTGGAACGGGTAAACCCTTCAACCCTTTACAACAAACCGGTCGGGTTGGTAAACGTCCGGGGACTTTATGGGCTCAAAGCCCAGTGGAGGTTTTGATGAAGGTCGCTGTTTACACCTGTGCCAAGAATGAAGAGGAAAACGTCCCCTACTGGCTTGGCTGTTCCGAAGATGCCGACTACCGAGTTGTGGTAGATACCGGGTCAACTGATCGGACGGGGGAGCTACTGGCCGTCGCCGGGCCTTCTGTTCGCTGTATGCCGGCTTCTGTTAAACCGTGGCGATTTGACGTCGGGCGGAATTTAGCCCTCTGTTTCATCCCGGATGACGCCGACGTATGTATCAAGCTCGACTTCGATGAACGCCTCCAACCCGGCTGGCGGAAAGAACTTGAACGGGTTTGGACACCAAAAACTACCAGGGTGTGGTATAACTACATCTGGGATTGGAAAGTCGAGGACTCGGTCCCGAATACATCTTTTCGCAATAACTTGATTCACTCCCGAAACGGATACTTCTGGAGGCATCCAACCCATGAAGCCCTTTACCCAATGGGGATCGTGGAAGAGTTCACGGAATCCGACATCCAAATTAACCAATACCCAAGTCTCACGTCTCACCCCCATCTCTCGAAAGACTTGGAGTTGTTAGAATACGCCGTCGAAGAGAACCGCTGCCCCCGGACGTTGTTCTACCTCGGGAGGGAGTATTTCTTTAAGGTTTCAACGCCGGGATTCGACCGGTTGGTTATGATGGAAAGGTGTATCAAAACCCTCGGGGAGTACCTGACGACCTCCACCTTCAAATCCGAACGGGCGGAAGCCAAGCGGATGATATCCCTTTTGATGCGATGGGAAGGTAAGATAACGGACGCCGTCGAATTCGGTATCTCCGCCACCATAGATGACCCCCTTCAACGAGAATGCTGGGTAGACCTGGCTTGGGCCTATAAGGCGGCCGGGGACAAACTCGGGGTCATCTACGCCATAGGTCGAGCTAGGTCGATCACCGACCCGCGATATATCAAGAAAGCCTACGCTTGGGACGACACGGCTTTGGAGGAATTGCTCTCTTGGGCCCTAAGTTAAGTCCCCTTTTGGTCGCCTTTAATAAGGGTCCCGTTTTACTGCCTCAGTTTTAGCTCCCTTTAACAAGGACTACCTATGTCGGACTCAAGTAACATCATGGCTTCAACAAATGCCGCGATGTCTTCCGTGAACCCCGAGGTCGCCCCCGAGGACCAGGTTGCCCAAGAGAGCGGGTTCCCGTTCCCCTCTGTCCCCGATTCCCCGTTCCCCCCGGGGGGAGGGGGGCTAACGGTCCCCCACCACGTTTCGTTCTCCCAGTTGGTAAACTACTTCACCCGAGTTTACCGGTCGTCCCACGACGAAGCCCTCAAGAACAGCTTCGAGAACTCGTTGGCCACCCGTCGGGAGCCGATCATCATGGAAGCCCTTCGGTCCCGGCAGATGGCAGCTTGTCAGCTTTCGTGGCACCTGGAGCCGGAAGACCCCCTTGACTCAAATCAAGCCGTCGCCGCCGACGGGCTCACCCAGGCCATCAACCAGATTCCCTATCGGCAACAGTACCGGCGGCAGCTTCTTGAGGCCCTTTGGTATGGCCGGTATGCCAACCAATGTATCTTCGAGTGGAATTTCTCTAAAGGCTACCGTCGGCTTATGGTTCGCCGACATATCCCCGTCAACGGCGACAAGTTGGTTTTCCGGTTCTCGGGTCAAGTTGGCATCCTTGTCCACCCGACGTGGGAAGGGGCGACCTCGCTTACCGATAGGGGTCGGGCCCATTTCTTTACCCCACGGGAGCGGGAAGCCCTTACCCTCCATATGTTTGAGCCAGAGGACGCCGACTTCTTTGAGGGCGAGATGGCGGGGTCGATCTACGGCACCGGCATCCGGGGTCGAATCTATTGGTTCTGGCTTCTCCGGACCTATGTCTTGGCTTGGCTGATGGATTACCTGGAACGAGTCGGGGCCGGCGGGTTCACGGTCTACTACTACGAACACGGTAGCGACGCCTCTTACAAGGAAGTTAAAGCTCGGGCCGAGGAACAGTTTCGACACAACACCGTGTTGATGCCTCGGTATAGGGACAACACCACCGGGGGCCCTGGGATCGACCGCATTGAGGCCAACAACGCCGGGGCCCAGTTGCTTCAAGCCCTTATAACCGGGTACTTCGATGACAACATCCGGTTATACATCCTCGGGCAGAATCTCTCCTCCGGGACGGCCCCCACGGGGCTGGGGTCGGGGGTGGCCGACCTTCACGCCGGGACCTTTGCCCGACGGGTTAAGTACGACTCCATCGACCTTTGTAATTCCGAAAGCTACGACTTGGTGAAAATCCTCAACAAGTATACCTACGCCGGGAACCCCAGTCCCTTGATGGTCCCCGACGTGGACCTTCCAAACGCCGACGAAGTGATGGAGTCGGCCCTCCTCTATTACAACATGGGGGGGCAGGTTGACGCCGACGCCGTGAGGGCGGTCCTCGGGCTTCCTCGTCCTGGTCCGGGTCACGCCATATTGTCTTCGGCCAACACCCAGGCCCAGCAGATGGCCGCCCAAGCTCAGGCTCAACAAATGTTGGCCCAACAACAGGCGGCCCAGGGGGGAGGGGGGGAGGGGGGTGGGCAACCTCCTCCGGAGTCCTCCGGGCCCTCCCGGCAACTTTCTCACCCGCCGTTGAATCGGGAGCGGCTGATCCGTCGGCTGGCTTCCGAGGTCTACCCCAACGGGGACAAGGATGGGGCCTTGATTCGAGACATCGATCAAGTTCTCGATCAAACCCAAGGGGACGTCATCCTTCGCCGTAAACAAGGCCCCCCTATGGGGGAGTCCGTCAAACACCTGGAAGCACAAGCAAGGGAACTTCTAACAAAAGGGGAGTAATCGTGACCAAGCGTAAGGAAAACTGGTATGACCGAATCCCCGCCTTCTATCGAAACTTCTTGTGGTTCGTCCAAGGTTGGGCCGACATCAAGATGTTTACCTTTGAGGAATACCTCCCTCATTCCTACGACGGCCCCCGGGCGATCTTTCAAGTTCGCCCAGGTGATTGGGCGACCTACCTTAAGTGCTTAATTCCGACTCCTGGCACCGTCCTCGGCTTCGGGTCCGCTGTGGATTCGGCGAGAGGAAACCACTTCGCCATGTTTGACATGGATACAGGG